TTATAGCTTTTCACTTCTAACCCACTCTTCATAGACATGTTCTGGCCAGCCTAAAAACGTACCACCTTTTGTTTTTTGTGGTTTTGGGAATTCCTTTCTCTTTGCATACATTCTCCATAACGTAGTTTTGCTTTTCCCTGTCAATTGAACCATTTCTTTCATTTTTATATATTTTATTAGTGCTGACATATTTTCTCTCCACACTGTCCGTACACAGTTTAAATAATGCTGGTGGTAATTATTTACTGATTTCCTTTATAGAACGCCATCCAATGTGTTTTATCGTTTTTCCCTACACGCTGAACGGCAGTTGGTTTTTCATTAGTTAAAGCTAATATTTGTTTAACGGGTATTTGAGTTTCATTCCACTTAAACAATAAGGTTCCATTTGGCTTTAACACACGAAATGCTTCAGTAAATCCTTTTTTTAAATCTTCTTTCCATGAATTTTTATTTAACGAACCGTATTTTTTAAACATCCAGCTATTTTTACCTACTCTAATTAAATGAGGAGGTCAAACAGCACCTGATAAAATGTATTATTAGGAAATGGAAGATTTTTAAAATCAGAAATAATATCTGGTGTTATATTTAAAATTCTCCCGTCACATAAAATATGTTCTTCGGCTCTAATATCATTAAATAAAACACGGTTATCTTGTTTATCAAAATAAAACATACGAGAGCCACAACACATATCAAGTATCGGTTTCATAATATCCTCTGGACTTAAATATAAAATCCTCTGATAGTGTAAGGTTTTATAATTCGTCGAAATATAATTTAAAGTCATTCTCTATATCTGATAAGAATAATAGAGAGTCTTCTAAATTTATTGTGTTTAAGAACTCCGTTGCGTCTTGCTTGCTATTTCTTTGTTTTATTTTAATAATTAAATTGTCAATAATTATTTTTGATTTTGAACTAAAATCATATAAATAATAATAATTTAAAGATATTATTGGGTTTGATGATGTTGAGTTTGCATATATTAGAGATAGTGAGTCTATATCAAATTCGTATATTGTTGCATTGCTTATTTGTTCATTTTTTGAATCTAATGCTACAAATGCATATATATTTTCACCAATAATAACATCAACATATCTACAATTTTCATCATTAATTAATTTTTTAAATTCAATTAATTGCTTTGTTATTATTATTAATTTTTCAGTGTAATTTTTGAATATGTTAAAATATGCTTCTGTTAATTTTCTATCCTTGATTTTTTCTAAAATTTCCAAGTCTTTCCTTTGTCTAAAGTAAATAATAATTGTTGTAAATAAACCCAATGCGGATAAGAAAGCAAATACTGTAGATAAATAAGAAAAAACAATGCTTAACTTTTCTTTATCTTGTGCATCAGTGGCAAATATATCAATAATGAAGATGCCAAATATAATTAAAAATATTAATGATATTGATATCCAAAAAATTAAGCTTTTAATTCTTTCTGATAATGTAATCATAGCGTGTTCCAAGCGTAAATATCAGAATCATACTCACATCCGTGTGACTAATCTACTGTCGAAAGTTCCCCTTCTAAAGCATATTAATAAAATATCGTGGATACATAAGTCCAATTGGAGCAAAAGGAATATCATCTTCAAAATCCATTGGTGGCTGATTACTTTGGGCTTGAGGTTGAGCTGGTAGTTGGTTTTGCTGTGCCGGTTGTGATCCTGCTGATTTACTAGCACCGCCTAACATCTGCATTGAACCGCCAACCTTTACAGCAATTTCAGTTGCATAGCGTTTAACGCCGTTATCATCCCACTCGCGCGTTTGTAGTTGGCCCTCAATATAAATTTGAGAGCCTTTGCACAAATAGCCACTTGCGATATCTGCCAGCTTTCCAAACAAAACAACACGATGCCATTCTGTTTTTTCGCGATTTTCACCCGTTTTTTTATCACGCCATTTTTCACTTGTGGCCACAGCTAAATTGGCAACAGCACCACCAGAAGGCAGGTAGCGAATTTCAGGATCGCGCCCTAAATTGCCGATAAGAATTACTTTGTTTACTGATCCGTTAGCCATTTTCAGTTATTCCTATTTGAGTAATATCGCCACCAATAAGATGGCGATTAATTAATAATTAAGCTGAAAATTTGCCAATGAATGTTTCGATTTCACTTTCATCGAATTCATCACAAAGCAGATTGCGAAACTCTTGAGCAATTTGTTCTTCAAGGTTTTCAAGTTGAACAATACGGAGCACTAAGGTAGGAACATCACCGCCAGTAAGTACGCTATAACGCAATTTAATGTTACGTTCTTTTAACTCGTCATACGGAGTGCAGGTGAACTGGAATGCTGTTGGCATAACATCTTTGCTTCTTGCTTCAACATTTTCTAATACTGAACGTTTGGCACTAAAATCGTGATCTTCATGTTCAGCAGAGCGTGTTGATTCAATCGTAATACGGCGAACAGCAGAAATAGCTTGTTTGATATCTAGAACATTACCGTCAGCATCGAACGCCATTAAATAATCACGCCAGTCTTCTAACCATTCCGCTAATTCTTTTTGACGATGTTTGACACCATCAATTTTTAATAGTGCTGCGAATGGGGCTGTTTGTTTTAATTTCACAAGAGCCGTATTATCAGCATGACCAGGCTCACCAATTGTGCCGATATTGAAAATAGTTTTGGCACTCATTTCATTGGCATCAATAAAGCAGCTAACACCTTCATCAATTGCATTCTTGATTGAGTATTTAACAAAATCACTGATGCTTGTTGTTTTCATTTCACCACGGAAACGGAAGCGACCTTCTTGTAAGTTTTCTAAACTACTTACTTTAAAGTCATTAGGAAGAACAATGGCAGGGCAAAGAGACTTCTTTATTGCATCGAGACTTAATGAAGCCACCGCCATATTTTGAATTTGCGAAATAGCATTACCGTCTAATTGAGACATGAATAAACTCCTACTTATTTAAAAGCATTAAATTAAATGGATAGGTTTAATTAAAAATAAGGAAACTAATTAACGGATTTTAATTTCCCGTCGGGCTGACCCTGCAAAGAAAATAATTGACCTTGGTCTTCTTGCATAATGGTCAACTTACCACCTTTACCCACGTACATTGGTGTTTTGGTGGTGTCTTCTTCGGCCCGTTTCCCGCGTGGTGTTGGTGCAGAGAATTTAAGTTTATGAGTTATTTCAACTCGTTTTTCTTCCATTGAATTACTAAGGCGAGCAATATCTAATTCAATAGTGACTTTGCCTTTTCCACCATTATTTAAAACGCCTAAAGCCACATCATTTAAAACAGCAGAGACTTTATTTTCAAAAACGCCAGCGTCCAATTCGGAAAGAAAGTCGGGAACATTTGTCTTACGATCTTCTTGGCTCATTTCTATAACCTCACGTTATCACTTCACACAATAAGAAAGGGCACTAGCGAGTTGACATAATCCTGATAAGACATTTCACAAGTAATGCCAGTACCCTTGCTTATTGAGTTAGTTTTAGTGATTTGTGGTTAACACCGAGCCGCTATACTCGCTTATTTCCTGAACGCTCTGTTTTTTGTATTGGCTACCCTATTTGTAGCTCAGTCGATTTATCAGGTCTTATCACATTACCAGCGTTGCATCTCGCATGAGAACGCTAACCACCAATCCTAAAACTAACTTTATAAAAATGGCTGACTGAGCAGAACATTATCACCACACCCCCGTTAATAGTTTAAGACTCAGCCAGCCATTGTTTCTCTTCACACGTTCTCTTCACACGTTCTCTTCACACATAAAAATCATTTTCTTTGGGTCTGAATAGCACTTTTATTTGCGTACTCTGCTATTTCAGCATCCAGTTTTGCTAGTTTATCCACCAGCTCTTCACGTCTTGTGTTTAGCTCACCAAGAACTTTAATCGACGATAGTTTCTCTTTCATCCAATCAACAACATCTGCATCAGTGAAATTTGCTGGAGGTATGATTGTTGGTTCAGTTGTCATAGTTATTCTCTTCACACAGTTTATTTCGCTTTAGAAATAGAATGCAACTAAAAGTAGATATTGTCAACAACTAAAAGTAGAAAATAGGGGCGTAAAAAAACCAACTTTTAGTTGGTTTTAATGTTTATGCGAATTGTTTAAACGACATCGGTAGGCTTCTTATAAGTTTTCCATGAAAATAAACTTCATGTATTTCATTGTCATCGATAAAAAAGGGTGGATAAAAGTCATTGTCTGATATTACAGCTAACTTTCTACCTTTAACGCGTTGTAATCGTTTAATAAAGGTAGAATCTTCAAAGTTAAAGATATAAATACCATCACCATTGAATTGATTTATTTTGGTATCTATAAAAAGTAAGTCTTTAGGATTCAGTGTTGGAGTCATACTATCGCCATCAACATTGATGATCATTACTCCATCTAAATTACTGCGACCAAACAACTCATAAACACGTTCTTGAGGTATTTCTATTGACCTAACAACCTCTGGAAATGGGTTATTAACATAACCATTGCCAGCTGATGCAAAAGCTTCAATTTGTCTAACTATGGCCGTGTCTTTATTAAATTCATTTTTAGGATCAGTTTGTAGACCGACTCCATAATCAAGATATGCTGGGGTTGAAAAAACGGTTTTAGCAACTAATTCCATCTTATCATCTCTAGGTTTGGCTGTGCCTAATGTATATCGACGCGCCATTTCATAAGACACGCCAACCTGTTCGGACAATTGCCGAATATCTACATTAACCTCTTTCATTCGCTGGGTTAGTCGTTTAGCGAAACTATCATATTTGTTATTTTCTACCATAAGTAGAATTCTATCTACCAATCCTGTCATTGTCATTTCTATTTTAAGTTGTTTTATTTGTCTACTTTAAGTAGTATTGGTGTATTACTTAAGGAGAGGCATTTATGCACCAAGAAAATTATACAGAAAAAGCAATTAGAACAATTGGAGTGCCGTCTGCGGTATCTCGAATGTTTGGCTTTAATTCCCCTCAGTCAGTTTTTAACTGGATTAAAAATAACAAAGTACCAGCAGAGCGAGTGATCCAATTATGTGAGTTGGGTGGTTGGGTTGTATCACCTCATCAATTGCGCCCAGATCTCTATCCAAATAAAACCGATGGTCTACCAAAACAATAACAAAACCGTTTAAAGCAGTTAACTACAAGAATTTATCAATGGTGGTAGGAAATGAGTAACCAATCAATAAAACAGGTAGTGAAAGAAATGTGTGAGGCGACAGCTGGTGGGCGTGAGGCAATGGCTGGAGCACTTGGTCTGTCTTTAACATCATTCAACAACAAGCTTTATGAGAAAAATGGTTGTCGCTCATTTGATTTAAATGAGTTGTTAGCGATGCAAGATATTTCAAAGACCGTTTTATTTGCTGAATTTGTCGCGCGTGAATCAAATCGCTTACTTGTGGACAGGATCAGTCCTGCGGAACTTGACGAAACGGAATTGTTTGTACTGCGTAGTGGTGTTGACGAAATGCAGGGGCGTTTAGCGTTATTCATGAAAGATAGCTTGGCTGATGGCGTTATTGATAACGAAGAAGAACAGAAAATAAAAATGATGCTGGATGGATTAATTTCACAGATCCGCACATTTATGAATGCGTTTGTTTCGTTGCATCAAAAGAGAAATTAAAGATGGCTATATCCAGAAAGGGTGAAGCCAAAGGTGTACGGCCTCTGGCTTCGGTTCGCAAATTTCAATTGTGTGAAGAGAAATTAGCATGAGTAGATTATCAAACTTAGCATGCCGTACGCAAGTACGGGCTTCAATGCGTGATGGTCGTTTTGTCTATGAAATTAAAGTACCAGAAGGCTATGAAGAAACAAACTACCAATTTATGCGTTGGCTGGTAGATGATTTCAATTTGAATCGTGGATTAAAGGTGGGCAATGAACAATGAGAACCCAAACCAACTTGATCGCTACTACAAAAATCACAGGGGTATTGTTGTTCATGTTGTTCGTTATGACAGAGAAAAACAGCGCGTTATTTTTATGCTTGATGGTTGTGACGACCCACAGTGTGAACCTGTACAGCGTTTTAAAGAGAAATACACCAGAGTTAAATAGGAGCCTAGCATGAGTATGATTTTAACTGCCCGTGCGCTTCAAATAAAAACGGGTAATCCACTACGTAAGCTTGTACTTGTAAAGCTGGCTGATAATGCTAATGACCAAGGTGAGGCGTGGCCTTCCGTTGCGTATATTGCTGAGCAGTGTGAGATTTCTGTTCGTTCTGTTCAAAACCACATTACTGAATTAGAAAAAATGGGGTTACTTAGAACAGAATTTAGAAAATCAGCTAACGGTTTAAATCAGTCAAATATTTATCATTTGCTATTAAGAGAGCCTGTGAATAGTGGTGCAGGAAATGCACCATCTGGTGCAAATAATGCAGGGGGTAGTGGTGCAGGAGATTCCAAAACTGGTGCAGGAGATGCACCCAGAATCAGTAAAGATCCAGTCATAGATCCTAATAATAAAAATATTAAGTCTCGTTCTGAAAAATCCAAAGCGAAAACTTCGCTACCAGACGATTTCAAACCAACAGCAATTCATGGCGAAAAAGCATTAAGTGCAGGGCTAGTTCTGAATGATGAATTCGAAAAGTTTTGTGACTATCACGCCAGTAAAGGGTCAATGTTTATTGACTGGAATCGGGCATTTAATTATTGGTTAGGTCAAGCTAAACAATTTAAACCACAAAAAAATACTAATTTATCAGCAAATATTGATGCTGTTGAGCGTGATGAGACATTCCGTTTAATTTTCAGTACTGGTTGGAAACCTAAAAATAAAATTCAGGAGTTGTCAGCAATTCAAGCTCGAAAAAATGGATTAGGGCGAATGAGTGATGTTGCTGGATTATCTGCATGGCGTGGCATTTGGAAACAGGTAGCAGAGCAACTTGCCAAGGAGGAAATGTAATGCGTTTAACTTATGGATCTGTCTGCTCTGGAATTGAGGCAGCTAGTGTTGCATGGGAACCTCTGAACATGAAACCTGAATGGTTTAGTGAAATAGAACCATTTCCTTGTGCTGTACTAAGTCATCACTGGCCAGAAATTAAAAACCTAGGTGATATGACCACTATTACTGACAAATTAAAAGCTAACGAAGTGGTTGCGCCTGATGTATTGGTGGGCGGTACACCATGCCAAGCGTTCAGCGTTGCAGGATTGCGTGGTGGTTTAAGTGATGAACGAGGGCAATTAACTTTATCATTTGTTGAATTAGCGGATTGTATTGATGAAATTAGAACAAAAGAAGGGAAAGAGCCAGCCATTATCGTCTGGGAAAATGTGCCAGGAGTCCTCAGTAGTAAAGATAACGCATTCGGATGCTTCCTTGCTGGACTCGCTGGAGAAAGTGAAGAACTTAAGCCAGCAGGGAAAAAATGGTCAAACGCGGGTTATGTGTCTGGACCCCAAAGAACTATCAGTTGGCGGATCCTTGATGCTCAATATTTCGGAGTGCCCCAACGACGTCGTCGTATCTTCGTTATCGCAACTGCTAGAAAAGACATTAGTGTCTCACAAGTATTATTTGAGCAAGCAGGCATGCGAGGGGATATTGAGACGGGCAGAGCGCAGGCAGAAGAAATTACCAATAATGCTGGAGAATGCCTTGCAAGTGGCAATAAAACAACAGGAACAATCTTAGCAAATTGTGGTGCTAAACACTGGCTTGGAAATCAAGAGGCATTTACTGGTGATTTTCATGTTGTTGATACATTCCGATTACAATCTTTTGGTCAGTATACCCAAGATGATTCAGCATCTACATTAAGAAGCCGTGATGATAAAAGTGCCACTGACTTGATTGTTTTTAATCATCAAGCTGGTGGGAATACATCAGCAACATTGGGGGCTAACTCTGAATTAACGGGTTGTTTACAGGCATCTCAACATCCTGCAATTGCTCTTGCTGGTAACACCATTGGTAGAAAGCCTGAAAATGGTGGTAATGGCAATGGTTTTAATGAGCTTGATATTTCATATACGTTAACGCAAACAGATGTTCATGGTGTAAATATTAATAATATTGTTCGCCGATTGACACCTATTGAATGTGAGCGATTACAAGGATTTCCCGATAATCACACTAAAGTTCCTTTTAAAAATAAAGCTATTGACGATTGTCCTGATGGGCACCGTTATCGAGCGCTTGGTAATTCAATGGCTGTACCAGTTATGCATTGGATTGGTGATCGTATTTGTAATGTTGTTGCTGAAGTAAAAAAGATAAATGAGTATTCGCGAAAGCTTACTCTATTGAAATCAAAGTCCACGCATAAATTAAAAGAAATTGGTGACCAATGGCGATCACCAGATAACCTTTACTATGGCATCAACTCTAAATATGGACCGTTTACTTTAGATTTATTCACTGATGGTCAAAACAGTAAATGCCCACACTTCTACACAGCGGAAGATAATGCGCTCACTCAAGACTGGTCAGAAAAGCTGAAAGAAATCGGTGGTTCAGCATTTGGCAACCCTCCTTACTCACGTAGTTCATATCATGAAGGTCAACCTTTAACAGGTGTTGGTCACATCATGAGTCATGCATTTGCTATGCGTGAAAAACACGGTCGATATGTTTTTTTATTAAAAGCAGCCACATCAGAAACATGGTGGCCAGAAGAAGCTGATCACGTTTGTTTTATTCGTGGACGCATTGGTTTTGACGTTCCTGAGTGGTTTGTTCCCGCAGATGAAAAACAGAAACCAACAGGGGCATTTTTTGCTGGCGCTATCGTGGTGTTTGATAAAACGTGGAATGGTAAAGCCATTGATTACATTCAACGCAGTGAGTTAGAGCAAATCGGCAAAACATTTATTGAACAAGCGAAATGGCTTGTATCGAGAGGTGTTGCATGAAAATCACAGAGCAAATACTGGCATTGTACAAAACAGGTGAAGTGGTGGATCGCGACACTGTTATTCGTGATTTAGACACTAATTTAGCCGGTGCATCAAGAGCGTTGGCACACCTTTGGACTTTAGGCGCATTGGTCAGAATTAGTGAAGAGCGTCCATTACGTTACAGAGTAACTAAAGAGGCAGAAAGAATTCATTCAGCAATAACAGAATCACGTAAATCAGGTGAGTCAGTCTACATTGAAAAATTGAATACTCAGAAAGCTAAAAAATGTGCTTTGCCAACTATCAAATGGGTAAAACACGCCACTTCTAATTTTGCACTCATGGGGAAATTACCAACCGAGCCCTACGATTCATTAGTAAGATCAGTAAGAGGTAATCACTAATGCTAACTAAATACATTTTGTTCGTTGGGTTTTGGTTTGTGGTGACATTGCTAATTGGCTTATGGGGGACTTATGCCTGAACTCGTGCTTACGTTGCCATTTCCACCTAGCGTAAATACTTATTGGAGAAATACCCAAAGAGGAACCTTAGTCAGTGCAAAAGGACGAGTCTTTAGAGCAAATGCGATTGCAGCAGTCTATGAACAATTAAAGCGTAGACCTAAGGCTATTGAGAGTGACGTGTTTGTTTCAGTGAAATTATACCCACCAACTAAGCAGGCTAGAGATATTGATAATTTCTTAAAAGCACCTTTTGATGCGCTTACTTATGCGGGGGTATGGGTCGATGATAAACAGATTAAAAAAAATGGATGTTGAATGGATGGACGTTATTAAAGGCGGGAAGCTTGAAATAACCATTCGTCAGCATAGTAAAAGCGTGATGTACGGTCACGAATAAAACGTGGAGAGAAATAGCATGAATGGATTAATTGTTATTGACGGTTTTCAGGTTCGTAGAGATGTAGCTGGTCGCTATTGTTTAAATGATTTACATCGAGTGTCAGGTGGCGAAAAACGACACCAACCATCGAACTGGAGTTCATTGGCTCAAACGAAAGAGTTGATTGATGAAATTTCGACCGCTCCTGAGATCACAGGAGCGCCTATTGCCACTGTCGCTGGTGGATATAACCAAGGGACGTATGTTTGCAAAGAATTAGTGTATGCCTACGCAATGTGGATCAGCGCTTCTTTTCATCTGAAAGTGATCCGCACCTTTGATGCTTTAGTGTCACAACAGCACCAAGAGAAACTCAGTGATAAGGTTCAAGCGGGCGTGATACTACTGGAATCGATGTCTAAAAGTCTAAACTTTTCGAATTCATCAAAGTTAGGCGCTTATCAAAAATTACAGGCCATGGCGGGATTACCTGAATTAGCACCTGTGTATGCGATTGATGCACCAAGTGGATCTATGGATGGCTCCAGTCGTCCAACAGTTGCATTATCAACACTGATCAACAAACACAACCTACCTATTTCAGCACAGCAAGCCTATAAGCGATTAGCCGAACTAGGCATTGTTGAACGTCTATCACGCCCAAGCACGAAAACTGCTAGCAAAACGAAAGAGTTTTGGTCTGTTACGGCTAGAGGTTGTCAGTTTGGGAAGAATATGACGAGTCCTAATAATCCGCGCGAAACCCAACCGCATTTCTTTGAGAGTAAAACGGATGAATTGATCCGCATGGTGATGTTGAATAAGCAGGTGAGCGCATGAAATTATTATTAACTCCCTACATTCAACCTGAACTGGGCGTTGTATTACTTAAACCGGGTGCTGAATTACTCGAGCAATTTAAAAAGCATCACCGCGTGATTATTAGCGATGTTCCAAAAAGTTTAGATGTGTTGCCCTCAGGCGCATTGACGGGTGATGAACAGCCGATTTTAAACAATAAGCACATCGTCCAATTTCTCAATAGTAAAAAAGTGATCCACACTATCGATAAAGTGGCGCCGATGGACTCGTGGGTTATTCGTCATATTCAATGCTGTCAGATTGATAACGATGAAGATAATTACCATCACCATGAGTTAGTGACGACTTTTCACGAGGCTGGGGTGATCCGCACCTGTTGGCATCATGATAACCATATTAGAAATTCATCTGCTGGGTGGGTTGCTGAATTAGCTCATAAAAACCGTATTAATTGGATGTTAGACACTATTCGTTTTCGGTTGAGATTAGATAGTAGCCACCAGCTAACGATACCTGATTTTTTCACCTTTGCGGTTATGCATAACGTTATCGATGAATTACCAGAAGCGATATTGCGCCAGATTTTAAATTGGTCAGATAAACAAGAAGAACGCAGAGTTCACGGTGGTTTTCCTGAATCTGACATTATCCCAAGCAACGTAACCGCATTATCCGCAATGAATGAACGTTTAGATGCGATAAAGCCGGTTATTAAAGTATCTGTCGATCCGGAGCCACCAGCATCATTTCTTCTTAAACCAAAAATGCAACGTTGGGAAAATATCAACTGGCTCCAATGGGTGAAAACTCAACCGTGTTGCGTGTGTGGGCAACAGGCTGATGATCCGCACCACATCATAGGTCATGGTATGGGTGGTATGGGTACTAAGGCTCACGACTTATTCACTATTCCATTGTGTCGCATTCACCATGACGAGTTACACCGCGACCCAAAACAATGGGAAGCCACTCACGGCAATCAACTCGAATTGTTATTTCATTTTTTAAACCGTTCATTAGGCATCGGTGCATTTATTTAACGTGTGTACGGCACGAGGAGTATTAGCATGAAACTAGAGTCAGCATTAAAACAATTTTATCCAAAGTCACCGATGATCACCGATACGTCAAACTGTACAGATCCCAACAGAATGAAGGGGATGGATACCGCAGGAGCACTTGGCATGACGGAACATCGTGCTAAATTTGGCATGTCTGCGTTTTTTGCTAAGAATGACGTGAGTGAAAAAGATAAGTTCAGCACCGTAGAGCAGTTAACACAATATGCACTTAAAGTAACCCCAAAGCTGGTGGCGAAATCGGCAGGTAATAAGTTGGGCTACTGTTTAGTGATCCTCGCAAAAATGGCGTTTGAAGATTACGCCCGTTCAGCGGGTTCGGTTTGCGAATGTTCTGCGTGTGCAGGCAAAGGGCTAATTTACAGTCACAAAGATGTTGTTAAGTACCAAGGGAAAACGAGTATTGATGGAACTGTTGTCATTGAATCTTGGAGTGAAAAAGAAAAAGTTGGTGAGTTATGCAAAACCTGCAATGGAAAGGGGAAATTAACTTACCGCTGTCGTTGTAAAGGTCGAGGTAAAGTATTAGATGAAAAACAAACGGAATTACAAGGCGGTGTACCTGTATTTAAAGATTGCCCTCGTTGTGCTGGTAGAGGGTACAAGAGAATGCCTTCTTCAGTCGCATATCAAGCCATTAGTAAATTGTTACCAGAGCTTAATGAGCGGACATGGCGTAGAAATTGGAAGCCATTCTATGAGATGTTAATTAGTAAATGTTTTAGTGAGGAAAGTGATGCTGAACAGATTTTTAAACAGGTGACTAGGTGTTAATACTTATATAAGGTACACTTTTAATTTTTCAAATCAAGGAAGTATTTAATGTTTATAAAAATAGAAAAAAATGAAGAAATAGCCCATGCATATGATGTTGATGAAAGACAGCGCTATACATTGTTAACTCATGATTTTTACATTAACTTAAATCATACAAATGTAGTGGAATTCATATTGAATGATGATAGTTGCTATCTCAATGGCGATATTATGGGGATGGGATTCAAGGAAACAATTGTATTTTTTATGAATGATGCACCTCACATTTTATTATTTAATAAAAACAGCATGGGAGAATATCATCGTATAAAGAGAGAATTTGAAGAATATGTGAGTGACATAAAATCAACTAAAAAACAAAAGGAAGAAAGTGTTAATGAAGGTGTTTGAGTGATTGTATTTTGTCCACAATTGCCTTACCATCTTTAAATAGTGGGCGATTTATTACTTACCACACTGAATTTTATCAAGACCTCGCTTCGGCGGGGTTTTTTGTTATCTATCACACTCTTCATTTTGGAGAGTTGTGTGATTAGGGACACCAGATGATGTTTTGGTCGACGGATATCTGGTGTCCCTAGCTATTGCTATCTATCAAGAAAGAATAACAAAGCACGTTCGTCATCTGTGCTTTTAGGGCGGGGTTAATTGTTTTTTCATCGGTCTGTCGCCAAACAAATGCCGAAGAAATTAACAATTAATCCCGTTTCGTTTTAATTCCCCTGAATTCGAGGGTGTTACCTTCATTGATGAGGGTAGCATAGTTTAAGTTATTGATATTGTTCCGATGTCGGAATTCCGATAACGCTATTTCACATGTTCGGTTATTTCGAACAACTCATTTTGAAGATCGCCTAGGCGGTCTTTTTTATTATCTAAAATAAGGAATAAATTTATGTACGCACTTAAATTAATTACCGAACGTGAAAGTCGTAAAGTGGAAGAAGTCCACTGCTTAGGGGATATGTACCGCTTGGAGTTTTATCCTGAATCTGAAAATAAAGATATCGTAGCTAGAATCGAATACACGAAAAAAGACTCTATTCCATCATTTGATATTAAACGTATAGATCACGCCTACATTACAACAGTAACAGGTGATACGGTTAGAGTTATCTCTAGAGGTAAATAAGTTTATCAATAAATCGATTAGTATGTTTTTTTCGTATAAGAAAAGTTGTTATGGATAATGAAAATATCCAAGAAATTAAAGATAGTGATGAAAAAGGCTACCAAGGTAGCCTTTAGTAGGAAGTTTTCTGTTTACGCACTCAATCTCATATTGTTCTCTGCCACAGAATCGTAACCAAGATTGTATGCCTCAAAAGCATCTTTATGACGCACTGTGCCTGCTTGACTGTCCGAAGTGTATGCTAGAACAGAGTCATTTTTTGCTTTTGGTGCTCCAATGAGAGCGTGATGCCGACCTAATTCATATGCGCATCCAGCACATTTATGTCTTCCAGTCTGTCCTTGATTTTCAGACAGATAAGTAAATGAATAGTCGTATCGGTGAGCGTGTTTACAGATATTTTTGTTCATAGTTTAAAACCCTGTATGAATTTCAGGGCTTTACACTGATCACCGGGTAAACTAGACTGTGAAGGTGATCAAATGTAGCACCCTGCAGTTTTGTCATGCCTTTTTGTAGCTCGATACTACATAGAGGCGCTTCTATATCTAGTGCGTTCTCTTCCACAAGAACACAAGATATTCGGTCATTATAACTGACTGAGTAAAAAAAGATCAATCAAATGATCAACTTATGAGCATTTCAAGAAACCCTGCCATTTGGTGGGGTTTTTTCGTATGTGCAGACCACAGTATCAATCACTCACTAATCACTTCTCACAATAACTGTGTGCCTGTATTCCTTTAACTAAACTCGGACACTCCGTAGGGGGTGTATATGCGCATGGAAAAATTAACCAATGCTACCTACGGAACGGCTGGCTTAACTGCCTTTTTTGCAAGTCTCTCACTTTATGAATGGGGATTTGTAATAGGGATGGGATTCAGCATGCTCCTTGGATTAGCAACTTACTTTATGACACAGCGAGAACAACGAAAACGAACAGCGTTATTTGCTGAATTAGTTCATCGAAATTGTTCTAGTGATCCGCAAGACATAGAAAAGATAGTTGGTGAAATGCTGACTAAAGCTAAAAAGGACATTTAATGAATCTAAAACAAAAGGTAGCTGCAGTTGCGAGTGCTGGTGCGGTAAGTATTGCGATAACAGTGATTGGTTACTTTGAAGGTGTTCGTTATGAACCTTATCGTGATGTTGCTGGAATTCTGACGGTTTGTTATGGGCATACAGGCAAAGACATTATTCAAGGTAAGACATACACACAGCAAGAATGTGACGAGTTACTTCAGAAAGACTTTATTAGAACGCAACAACAAGTTGATGTCCTGGTTAAAGTTCCATTGGATGATAAAACAAAAGCCTCCCTATATTCCTTTGCTTTCAATGTCGGTACCACAGCTTTTGCTCGTTCTACGTTGCTAAAGAAATTAAATGCAGGTGATCAGTATGGTGCTTGTGAAGAAATGAAACGTTGGGTTTATGCTGGTGGAAAAGTATGGCGAGGGCTAGTTAGTCGTAGAGATGCGGAGTCAGCACTATGTCATGGAAACCTTTAATTATCGTTATCAGCTTTATCCTCGTATTACTTATCACAGTCGCTGGTGACATTTATATCTCAATTGATAATTCATGTGTTAACGACAAAGCAAGCTTAGAAAAGCGCTGTCAGATAGCTCTCTCACATCATCGGTACTAATTATGAAGCATTGGAAACTTTACATTGTCATTGTGATAGTGGGTATTGTTGCTGGTGGTTGCGTGCTGATTAATGCACAAGCGAAAAGGATTAACGCACTGACAGAAAACAACAAAGAACTTACTGCCACACTCGAAGAGCAAAAGGCTATCAATATTGATTATCAAGTACGTATAGAGCGACTAAATCAACTTGATACAAGACACACACAGGAGCTTGTTAATGCAAAGAATGAAATTAGTCGCTTGCGTGATATTAGCGAGCATAATCCTGAGCGGGTGTACATCAAAGCCGAGTGCTCAAAGAGCAACAGTAATCCCACCACCAGCATGGATGATGCAACCACCGCCCGACCTACTGACACCGCTATCCGAAATTATTGGCTACTCAGAGAGCGAATTGCAGAGTCAGAGCAAGTGATATTGGGATTACAGGATTACATTAGAACGGAGTGTGTGAACTAAAAAAAGCCCTACGTAGGGTACGAGGGCAAACTAACAAGATATCAATTAAAGTATAGCGATGTTTACTTAGTATAGCTTAAGTAGGTATATATACTAGATTGATAATTCTGATTAACCTATCTCTTACCTAAATAAAAAAAGCAAGATAAAAATAACTCTGTGAGTTTGGGCTCCCACAGGGCTTTCACTAGCATTTGTGAAAACAATAGATTACCAATATCCAGTAAGCCAATCTGTTAATAATCAACGTAAGTTTTTAGAAAACAATCGCCTCGTAATGGCGGGAGTTTTTAATGCGTCGCATTGTCGCCGTTTCCTATGTTAGCCATGACCTGTTTTATTCTCGGCAGATAGCGCATAGTGAGAGTCAAAAACAATGAATACCACCACTTTTTTATTTTACGGTCATTATCAGCAACGTCAGCTGTAGGTAGAAGAAACGGCGTGACTATGGAGAGACATAATATATTAATTCTACAAACGTCATTCATTGAGTGATGTTGATAGAGTTTATAGAGATAGCCATCAGTTAATCGCTGGTGGCTTTTTTATTGGAGATAATAAATGAATATAACGATTAACGATAATGGTTCTGTCAGCGTGGTAACAGCTTCATACAGTGCTTCTTATTGTGCGAATGGTTATTTAAAACTTTCAATAGGTGGTAAGGCCCCTAAAAAGATAACCATTAATCATCCTAGAAAAGAGATAGGTGAATTGATCTATAAAGTCTCAGTCGATACAACAGATTTAGATAAGTTAGAAGAGCAACTCACTCGCATTAAGCAACTGATGCAAGATGTAGGGGTGAAGCCTAAATCAATCCCATCGTTCTTCTTTCAGTCTTCTGGTGAATTTTTTATTAAAGATGCCTTTATTAATTCGGCTGAGTTCAAAGGTGTGCTTGTCAATAATAAGTCAGAGCAGGATACCAAGGCTCAGCTGGACGATGATGCTATAAGCCAAATAAAGCAGAACACCATCGCTATTGCTGAACTTGGCAGAGTTATGCAAACCAACCATCAAGCATGGGCTGATGCTGTCAACAGAACGTGGTGCAGTCAGAAGTAAAGGGGATAACATGCCAATGCCTAAATATAGAAACACAGAGACTGGTTTGACTGGGCGCTTTAGAGTTAGACGACAGGCTTTTTCTGGGTTATCGATATTGCAAGTTGAGGTTAGTGTGAAGCGTTCACGATATCCTCTAGATAGTTCAAATGATGATATCAAAACCATGACTGATTGGCGGGATGCAACTTATGAAGAGGCTATACGAATACAGATAGATTACGGTGGTTAACAATCAAAAGGAAATAACTATGGCTAGTCAAGGCTTTAAGAACCCCAATCAATTCAGAAAACAATTAGATGAACAATTGCAGGATAAAAGTCTAAACCCTAATGGGTATCAGCCCAAGCATGAGATTAAGAATCCCACTCCGCCACCAAAGAAACCTTAATCATAATAAATTGATTTTGTTATACATAATTCAAAAGGTACTCCCGGTGGGGTACCCTCTCCACGGGGCGGCGCGCACGCGGGAAACGGCTAGTTTTCTGATTTTCATGGTGTCAGCAACAGGTCTCATAATTGATTGATATATATAGATATAAACAGTATTGAGGTGACAATATTATTTAATTGTTGTCACCTCAATGCTATTTATCATATTGATTTTTATTAAAAAACAAGGAAATCACCTGACCAAGTGAGGTGTCGATGTCTAATGTCAGCAATCTGGGAGACGCCTATAACTGGAGTGTTGCAAAGATTGCTGAGGCATTCGGGCTAAACCGAGGCACAGTTAAAAAGAGATTATTAGAAGCTAATGTTCCCATTGCTAATACAGTCAGAGGAAACCCTGTTTATGCATTGCGAGATGTTGGGCCAATAATTTTTGCAGATGACAGTAAAGGTAGGGAAGGGATTCAAGATCCTGACCTTATGTTTCCTAAAGATAGAAAAGATTGGTATCAGTCTGAAAATGAAAGAATTAAATTTGAAACTACATTAAAACAACTTATTCCAGCATCAGAAGTTCATCGAGAAATGGCGGTTATTGTCAAGGCGATTGCTCAGGTTCTGGAAACGTGGCCAGACAGGTTAGAGCGAGATCACGGATGGAATGCAGAACAATTAGTGCAGGTTCAAATTGTTATTGATGAAATGAGAGAGCTGCTATCAAGTGAAGTGAATAATGCAGAAGCGATGGAGGAATAATGACAGTAAGATTTGCTTCCGCTTCATCCATTCGGCGTGATGTATCCACACTATTAAAGCCACCCAATAGATTACCTGTTGCCGAAGCTGTTAAGAAATATATGCGTGTTCCTCTTGATGGCGGTAGTTCATTACCTTGGGATGACACATTAACACCATACATTATTGAGCCTATGAATTGTTTAACATCAAGGCGATATGATGCTGTTATTTTTGTGGGGCCAGCTCGAACAGGTAAATCCTTAGCGTTAATTGATGGATGGATTGTTTACACCATTGTCTGTGATCCTGCTGATTTTTTATTAATTCAAATGACAGAGGATAAAGCCAGAGAGCACTCTAAAAAACGATTGGATAGAACATTTAGAGTTAGTAAAGAGGTATCAAAGCGGTTAAGTCCTCGCACCAATGATAATAACGTTCACGATAAAACATTCAGAGCGGGGAATTATCTAAAAATAGGATGGCCAACTGTCAATATTATGTCGTCATCAGATTATCGCTTTGTTGCTTTAACGGATTATGACCGCTTTCCTGAGAACATTGACGGTGAAGGTGATGCATTTTCGCTAGCATCAAAACGGACAACCACTTTTATGTCGGCTGGCATGACGCTGGTGGAGAGCTCTCCTGGTCGTGAAATAACAAATACAAAGTGGAGCCGGACATTGCCTCATGAGGCACCACCCACAACAGGAATTTTATCACTCTATAACCGAGGTGATCGCCGTCGTTGGTATTGGCCTTGCCCACATTGTGGTGAATATTTTCAACCTATAAAAGATAACATGGTTGGATTTTCATTAACGGACGATCCCTTTGAAGCAGGTAAAAACGCCTATCTTCAATGCCCTCACTGTTTATCAAAGATAGAACATGACCAAAAAAGAACATTAAACAATAAAGGCGTATGGCTGATAGAGGGGCAATTAATTGATAAAACAGGGAAAATAACGGGTAACCCTCGCTACTCAAGATTTGCCTCATTTTGGATGGAAGGGCCAGCTGCCGCTTATCAAACATGGGCTCAATTAGTGAATAAGTTTGTAGGTGCAGAGCAAGAATACGAATTAACGGGCAGTGAAGAAACATTAAAGTCAGTAACTAATACAGACTGGGGGTTGCCTTATCTGCCGAAAGTTGCACAAGAACAGCGTCAGAGTGATGAACTGATTAATCGCGTAGAAAACTGGGAAGAGTCAGTCGTACCAGAAGGCGTGCGGTTCTTGGTTGCCACGGTTGACGTGCAAGGCGGTAAAAAACGACGCTTTGTGGTTCAGGTGGTCGGTTACGGTGAAAAAGGCGAACGCTGGGTGATTGACCGATTTGAAATAACCCAATCCCTACGTTATGACAACAACGGTGAATGCCGTCGAATTGATCCAGGCTCTTATCCTGAAGATTGGCAAATATTAATCACCGATGTATTAGAGAAAACCTATCCATTGCAACATTATCCTCACCATGAAATGGAAATCATGATGTTAGGCGTGGACTCTGGTGGTGAAGATGGTGTTACCGATAATGCCTATAAATTTTGGCGTCGCTGTCGAAAAGAGGGATTACACCGTAAAGTCTATCTCTTTAAGGGCGATGGGCATAAACGCAGTAAGTTAATTACTAAATCATTCCCTGATAACACCCGTCGTTCTGAGCGCCGAGCCCAAGCGAAAGGGGATGTGCCTCTTTATTTACTGCAAACTGACCAACTTAAAGACAGGATCAGTTCTGCGTTATCGCGCGATACCGTAGGGCCTAACTATATCCATTTCCCTGATTGGCTGGATGAATCGTTCTATGACGAGTTGACGTATGAAGAGCGTGATGAAAAAGGGCATTGGGAAAAGCCGGGGCGAGGCGCTAATGAGGCATTTGACCTGATGGTTTACGCCCATGCCTTGGTGATATTAAAGGGGTACGAGAATATTAATTGGGAAAAACCGCCTAAATGGGCGAGATTGCCTGATGTAATGCTTTCCTCATCCCCGCCAATTGCCGATATCGCCACAGAGCCTGAAATAAAACCCTCCCCCGAAACCCCAAAACAGGAAACGCCTGCGGTATCTGCATGGGCACCAGTATCAAACAGTGGAGGCTGGATATGACGAAAGAAGAAATTGAACACATGATTGAGCAATACCGTTTAGCGGAAGAGGCGGTATTAAAAGGCAAATCCATCACCTTTAATGGGCAAGCCATGACAATGGAAAATCTCAACGAGGTCATAAAAGGTCGTGAGCGTTGGGAATCTCGTTTATCGGCGTTGATATCACGAAAACGAGGTAATCCAATGTATAAATTAGCGAGGTTTAGATGACATTATTAGACAACGCCATTGGTTATTTCGCCCCAAATTGGCAAGCCTCGCGTCTCCGCTCTCGATTACAAATTAAAGCCTATGAAGCCGTTTTACCCACTCGCACTCATCCCGCTAAACGTGAAAATCGTAATGCAAACCAATTGACGCAATTTGGTGGTACTTCCTTACGCGAGCAAGCGCGATGGCTAGATAACAATCATGATATCTCTATCGGTATTCTCGACAAGATGGAAGAACGCATTGTCGGGGCAAAAGGCATTATTGTTGAGCCACAACCTCTCGATGGTGCCGGACAAATTCATGAAGATTTAGCCTCTCAAATTCGTCAGGCCTGGGCGGAGTGGTCAGTACTACCCGAAGTGACAGGGCAATTTAGTCGTCCCGTGTTAGAGCGTTTATTGGTCAGAACGTGGTTACGTGATGGTGAAGTATTTGCTCAACTGGTCAAAGGCAAAGCCAAAGGGCTAGAACCTCAAGCCAATATCTATTTTTGGCTCGAAGCCTTAGAGCCTGACTTCGTGCCGATCCACATGAATATGCCTGAAAGCAAGATTATTCAAGGCATTAAATTCAATGAGTGGGGGCGACCCACAGGGTATCAGGTATATAAAAACCTCCCCCAATTCAGTGCCAATTTGGGGGATATCAAAACCATCGATGCTGAAAATATGTTGCACCTGAAATTCACTCGTCGGCTTCATCAAGCGCGGGGTGTCAGTTTGTTTTCGGGGATTTTAATGCGCTTAAGTGCGTTAAAAGATTATGAAGATGCGGAATTAACCTCCGCACGTATTGCAGCTTCATTGGGGATGTACATCAAAAAAGGGGATGCCGGTTCTTTCCCTGAGGGTGAATACGACGAAGATGAACAACGTAACATCGATATTCAGCCGGGCATGATTTACGACGGCTTAAAGCCGGGTGAAGAAGTGGGCATGATCAAATCAGACCGCCCCAATCCTAACCTACAATCGTTTCGCAATGGACAATTACGTGCGGTTTCTGCGGGCAGTCGCGGGAGTTATTCCAGTATCGCCCGTGACTATAACGGTACATATAGCGCTCAACGACAAGAGCTGGTGGAGTCATTTGAAGGCTATAACATTTTTCAAGACACCTTTGTGGCGGGCATTAGCCGTCCGATGTATCGCAATTGGTTAAAAATGGCGATAGCCAGTGGTGTGGTCGCCGTGCCACCTGATGTTGACCCTAAATCACTGTTTAATGCGGTTTACAGTGGACCTGTGATGCCGTGGATTGATCCGAAAAAAGAGTCTGAGGCATGGAAAACCTTATTACGTGGTGGTGCGTCAACAGAAAGTGACTGGATACGCGCCAAAGGGGGCAACCCTGCGGATGTGAAACGTCGTCGTAAAACCGAAATTGACGAAAATAAACGATTAGGACTGGTATTTGATACTGATCCTGCTAATGACAAAGGGGCACAAGATGCTAAGCAACAAGAACCTGATAACGATGCCTAAAATGTCGGGGCCAGTAACTCAAAAAAACTGGTTTCGCATGCAGGCTAAAGAAGACCAAACCGCGGATATCTATATTTATGATGAAATCGGTGGTTGGGGAATTAGCGCACGACGTTTTACGGAAGATTTAATTTCACTAGGGAATCTTAGTCATATCAACCTTCATATTCACTCACCGGGTGGTGAAGTATTTGATGGTATTGCCATTTTTAACCAACTTAAAAACCATTCCGCAACAATCACGGTTTATATCGATGGATTAGCGGCTTCAATGGCATCAGTCATTGCGATGGTGGGTGATACGGTTATTATGCCGAAAAATGCCATGATGATGATCCACAAACCGTGGGGCGTCTCATGGGGGGATGCGAATGATATGCGCGAATATGCTGACTTGCTCGACAAGTTAGAAAACGTACTTATTCCTGCTTATGTGGCTAAAACAGGAAAAACAACCGAAGAAATTACTGCCATGTTAGAGCAGGAAACATGGCTTGATGGTGACGAGTGTGTTGAACACGGTTTCGCCGATAAAGTGATTGAGCCAGTGAAAGCAATGGCAAGTCTTACATCTAAACGAATTGAGGAATTTTCATCTATGCCAAGTGCAATTAAAAATCAAATTACACCCAAAAACACTACTAAACCTACGCAACAGCCTCAACCAAATTCTTCACCAGAGCCACAGCCTAGCGCCTCCTTTGCTGATGAGCAAACACGCTTAAATGGCATTAAAGATTTATTTGCCATGTTCGGTGGTCGTCATAATGAGCTAATGATCACGTGTTTAGCAGATGCGAACTGTTCTGTTGAAAAAGCGCGTGAGCAATTGCTCAATACGATTGCACAGCAACAAAATCCTGAGCCATCCAATAAAGATAATGCACACATTTACGCAGGAAACGGCAATATCGTCGGTGACAGTGTGCGTGCCTCTGTGATGGCGCGTGCGGGTTATCAGGATTATGAAAAAGATAACGCCTATAACAGCATGACACTGCGTGAGTTAGCACGGGCATCACTGACAGAGCGTGGTGTTGGCGTGGCTACGTATAATCCGATGCAAATGATTGGTATGGCCTTTACGCACAGCACCTCTGATTTCGGTAATATCCTGCTGGATGTCGCGAATAAAGCGATTTTGCTTGGTTGGGAAGAAAATGAAGAAACCTTTGAGAAATGGACGAAAAAAGGACAACTCAGTGACTTTAAAACTGCACATCGTGTGGGATTAGGGGCATTCCCTTCCTTACGTCAAGTGCGTGAAGGTGCTGAGTATAAATACGTTACGTTGAACGATAAAGGTGAAACCATTGCGCTGGCGACCTACGGTGAATTATTCAGTATTACCCGTCAAGCTATCATCAATGATGATATGAACATGCTGACGGATGTGCCAATGAAGTTCGGTCGTGCAGCTAAAGCCACTGTCGGCGATTTGGTGTATGCGGTGCTTATCGACAATGAAAAAATGAGCGATAAAAAAGCGCTATTTAGTGCCGATCATAAAAACATGATCACTGGTGGGATGGATGTAGAAACCATCAGTGCGGGTCGAACAGCTATGCGTCAACAAAAAGAAGGTGATCGTACGCTAAATATTCGCCCTGCCTTTATGTTGGTACCGACCACACTGGAAACACAAGCTATCCAAGTGGTTAAATCAGGCAGTGTGAAAGGTGCGGATGTTAATGCCAATATTATTAACCCAGTGCGTGATTTAGCGGAAATTATTGCTGAACCTCGTTTAGATGATGCGAGCGAGAAAGATTGGTATATGGCCTCACGTCAAGGTAGCGACACCATTGAGGTGGCGTACTTAAACGGAATCGATGTGCCGTATATTGACCAACTTGAAGGTTTTACCTCAGACGGTGTCACCACAAAAGTGCGTATTGATGCGGGTGTAGCGCCAGTTGATTATCGTGGTCTGCTGAAAGTTTCCGGTAAATAAGGCGTCTTTTTTCTTCGTTTTATTCTGATGCCCTGATGGGCTTTTTTTATATCTAAAATCCGGTGCTTCGGCATCGGAAGGAGTTTTTATGGCTAAGAATTATGTACAACAAGGTGGCACCATTGCTCTGATTAATAGCACAAAAGAGATCATTAAAAGCGGTCAACTGGTGCACGTTGGCGCTATTGCTTGTGTTGCGATCACGGATATTCAACCTAGTGAGAAAGGTGATGGTTTCGTGGAAGGTGTTTTTTTGCTGAACAAGAAATCGGGTATTGCCTTAAAAGCCGGTGTGACGGCATCCGTTAAAGACAATATTGTCGTGGATACAGGCGGTACACCTGCGGGTGTGGTTTGGGATGATGCGGATGCATCGAGTGAAAATGTCACCGTTAAACTCAATGCCTTTGTGCCATCAGCTGGCTCCCCTCAAAGTTAAGGTCAATACCGATGAATCCATTTGAACGGTTGGTAAAAAGAATGGATAACGTGACCGAAGAACGGATGGGGGTTCCCATCCGTATCAATGGTGTTTTTTATCAAGCACTCGAATCTCACTTTATCCCTGAATTGGGACCGATGAGCGGTGATGGGGTGAGTTATGTTATTTTTTCGTCAACCTATCAACCTGACCGTAAGGATCTTGTTGAAATTGATGGCAAAACTTACCAAATCACGCGATATCAAAAGTTTAATGGTAAGCCACATATTTGGATTAAATAGGTGGGTGATATGAAAGGGTTAGAGCAAGCCATCAAAAACTTGAATAGCATTAATGATGAAATGGTACCGAAAGCCACAGCAATGGCGATTAATCGTGTTGCTCGCCGTGTCATTAGCCATAGTGTTAAACGGGTTTCAGCCGAAACGAAAGTGCCACAACGCCTTATTCGCCAACGTGTTCGACTTAATCGTGCGAGCAGTCGCTATAAAACACCTCGCGCTAGATTAGTGATAAACCGGGGTAATTTACCCGCCATTGCGCTGGGTAATGCGCGCGTTCAGCTATCAAGAAAACGAGGTAATCAGAAAGGCGCTGGAAGTGTTTTGAAGGTGGGGAGATTTTCTTTTCCTCATGCTTTTATTCAACAGCTCGATAATGGACGCTGGCACATTCTTCAGCGAGTTGGGGAAAGTCGTTATCCCATCGAAGTAGTTAAAATACCACTCGTCACACCGTTAACAATAGCTTACACCGAAGAGTCAGAGAAACTGCTTCAATCTGATATGCCTAAAGAAATGGCATCGGCATTAAAGCAACAATTACGGCTTTATATAAAAGGGAGGGTTTGGTGATCAAACACACACAGATCCGACATGCAATTAAAGAGGCGATTGAGCCTCATGCCAATGGGGCGACAGTATTTGATGGTCGCCCTTTTTTTGTTGATGAAAGCGACTTTCCAGCGGTTGCCGTGTATATCACGGATGCTGTCTCAACGGGTGAAAACCTTGATGAAGATAGCTGGCAAGCGATTGTTCACATAGAAGTTTTTCTCAGTGCGAATAGCCCTGATGCTGAATTAGATAAATGGGTTGAAGCTGTGATTTATCCCGCACTGACCTCCATTCCCGCACTGTCCGATCTTATCGAAAATATGACCCCTAACGGCTACGACTACCATCGCGATGAAGAAATGGGGTTATGGGGTTCTGTCGATCTCAATTATCAAATTAATTATTCAATGTAAAAGGAATCATTATGCCTACACCAAACCCATTGGCACCCGTAAAAGGTGCCGGTACCACGCTTTGGATTTATAGCGGTACCGAAGACCCATTAAAAGATCCGTTTACTGATACGGATTGGACACGACTGGCGAAAATTAAAGAGTTACAGCCTGGTGAAATTACCGCAGACAGTTATGACGATACCTATCTTGACGATGAAGATGCGGATTGGAAAGCCACTGCTCAGGGGGAAAAATCAGCAGGTGAAGCCAATATTACGCTGGCATGGAAGCCGGGTGAGCAAGGACAAAAAGATCTGGTTGATTGGTTCCAGCTGGGTGATGTTCGTCACTATCGCATTCGTTATCCGAATGGGGCAGTCGATATTTATCGTGGCTGGGTCAGTTCGCTTGGAAAAACAGTGCCCGCAAAAGAAGTGATCACCCGCACGATTAAGATCACAAACAGTGGTCGTCCAGCGCTGGCTGAAGAAATTAAATTAGCTTCAGAGCAAGGCAAAAGTGCGCCCGTTATTAAAAAAGACAATGAATAAAAGGTAACAGTATGTTTTTAAAGAAAAAAGAGTTTACTTACAGCGGTGAGTCTATTGCGCTATATGAATTATCAGCACTACAACGCATTGAATACTTTGATTTTTTAGTCGAGCAAGCAGAAAAAAACGACGATATTGAAAAAGTGGAAGGCGTGAAAAAAACCGCTCTGATTATTCGTGTAAACACAGAATCGAACGCCTGGTTAGTATCTCGTTCATTAGCCCACGGTGGATCGAATGATGTTGAAAAAATTTACAATGATGTCCTTTCTACATGGAATCCTGAAGCTCTCGCTCTTGCAGCTAAAGAAGTGCTGGTGATTAGTGGGATGGCGCAAACTGAAAACACGGAAAATGAAAATATTCACAGCGACGCACAGGAAGAGTCACTGGAAAAGTAGTTGCCCGTGAACATCAATTTATCCTGCGTTTGTCACACGAATTTAAACGCGCTGATTGGCGCAGGATGCTCAGCGAAATGACAGCGACCGAGCTCGCTGATTGGTTACACTTCTTTAATGAAACTCCCTTCACCCTCCAACTTATCGATCATGCCTTTTCTGGACTCAACTTTACGGTCGCCCGTGTTTTTGGTGGCAGTGATAATTTATCGCCAGAGGATTTTAGCGTGTTGTTACGAAAATCCGCTATTGATATGGACGATGAGACCATGATGGCGGTTAGTGAAGGGATAGCGGGCGGAGTACGATATGAGCCAACAAATAGCGGATCTCACGATTAACTTAGGTGCTGAGACAGCCGATTTTAAAGAACAAATGGGGCGTGTTGAACGTCAACTGCAAGAAACCGCAGAAAAAGCCGAAGCCAGTCAACGACGCATGGCACAACTGGTTGAACAACAAGCGCAATCTGCTCGTAGTTCTGCAGAGAGTACCGCGCAGTCTCTTCAAGAGCTTAACAATCAACAAGAAATTTCTCAGCAACAACGAGCGGATTATTATCAGCGGATCGCACAGGAAGAAGCGCGTGCAGCTATTGAATCACGCAAACAAGCCGATGCTTTTTTAGAGCAAGCCCAAAGTGTTGGGCAAACGAGAGATGCACTCGAACAACTCACTGAGGTTTTAAATAAATCAACAAAGGCTTATGACAAGCTCAAAATTACAGGTGAGCAGTTTGCCGAAATTCAAAATGTCACTAAATCAAGAATAAGGGCGATACAAGATCAGCAAGACGCGAATACTGAGAGATATTATAAACAAATTGAAGCCGTCAAAGGCCTATCCGGCAGTGAATCGGCATTAAAAGCCATTCAAGCTCAGTTAAACCAAGAAGTGAAGAAAGGCACCATCCATCAGCGCGATTATCAGGTGCTTATTTCTGCCATTACTTCAGAGTCAATGAAGTTACGCCGAGAAGAAGAGTCTCTAACACAACAAAAAACGCGATTTATTCAGCGACTAAAAGAACAGGTCGCCACTCAAAATTTAAGTCGTGAACAGATGTTGCGTTATCAAGCTTCTCAACTTGGCGTCAGTTCTTCAGCCGAGATCTATATTCGTCGATTATCTGAATCGAACAAAGAAACCAAAGAGTTTGATAAAAACAGCAAGTCATTATCTGGTCGTCTTCAAGGTATTGCCAACTCCTTTAATATGGGCTCACTGGTTCGTGGTGGTATTTGGGGAGGAATTACTGCAGGTCTAACGGGCGTTGCAAAATTAGCTTATGATGCAGAAAGAGAATTTTCTCAGTTTAATAAACAACTAATATTAACCGGTAACTACGCCAATAAATCCGCGAGCCAATTAAATGAAATGGCGAGAACTCTTGCGGGTGGCGGTATTACGCGTGGTGAAATGGCGATAACTCTTGCGGGTGTTGTCGGTACAGGCATATTTTCAAATAATGAGATTGCCCGTGTTTCAAAAGCGGCCGCACAGATGAATTACATCACAGGGCAGGCGATTGATACTACGATTGATCAATTTAAACGCTTGCAAGATGAACCGCTTCAAATGTCGCTTGAATTAGAAAAAGCGAACCACCACCTCACAGCGGCTCAATTAGAGCAAATCAGAACGCTCGAATTACAAGGTAATAAAACTGAAGCAGCACGATTGGCAATCGATGCTTATGCGCAATCTATCAATGATGGTGCTAATGATATTGTTGAAAATCTTGGATACTTAGAGTCGGCATGGGTAGGCATTAAGAACGCAGCAAAAGAAGGCTGGGATGCCATGCTTGATATAGGTAGAGAAAAAACACTAGCAGAGCAAATTAGGGAGCAGGAAAACTTATTAAGGAATTTAAATAATGTTGGGATTGCACCTCAATATAGAATAAATGAGATACAGGAAAAGATTTCATCTTTAAATGAGCAAAAATTTCAACAAGACCTTAAAAGTGCTCAGGATCAAGCTGAAAAAGTAGCCAATCAATTAGAGGTTAATAAATTCAGGACAAGAGACGAGTGGAGTAGTTTCTTAAGTTACGAAACGAAACGAAAGAATAAAATTGCACAATTCGATGCAGTAAAATATGCATTTACCGAGGATGAGCAAAAAGAAATAATCGAAAGAATTAATTTTGTACTTAGAGATCGCCAAATGCCCGGCACGGGTAAAGGTAAGGGATATGTAGTACCTGCTGGCGATCGTGAAGAGGAAAAAGCCTCTCGTGATTTATTGGCATTACAGGCTCAATTGGAAGTTCTTAAGAAGCATCAGGGTGCTAATGATGTTATTAGCCAACAACGCAAAGATTTTCAAAAAGAGCAGGCGCAATTTGCAATTTTAGAACAAGCACAATTAACGCGTCGATTAACTAACGCGGAAAAATCTTTATTATCAAATAAAGAAAACATTCTTGCTCAAAAGGAAAAACTTGCATTAGTGGGTGATGAAGTTGCTTTGCAAGATCGTTTAAATAAGATGCAAGATCAGGCTGATAAATACATTGCTCAACAATCGGAAAAACGTAAAGCGATTGAAGAAAGTATGGGTAAATCAGCAAGAGAGCAACAACGGTACTTAGAACGCGCTCAATTACTTGCTGGACAAAAAGACAGTCCGCATCTGAATAATATGTTAGCCGAGCAACAAAAAATCTATGAAGTTGAAGATCAGAAACGGGCAGATTGGTTAGCTGGCGCCCAAACAGCATGGGGTAATTATAAAGACACCGCACTTGATGTTAACTCTCAGGTGCAAAATGCCACTTCTATGGCACTCAATGGGTTTAGTAGCCAGCTAACTAACGTATTATTTGAAGGTGAAGCAAATTTCAAAGACTTTACAAAATCTATTCTTAAAATGTTAACGGATATTTTAATTAAAATGTCATTAGTTAAAGGAATAGAGGCGATGGGCTTTGGGTTTGGTGCTCCAGTTGCGAATGCGGACGGCGGGGTTTACAACTCAGCCAGTTTAAGCGCTTACAGTGGGCAGATCGTGCATAAGCCTACCATGTTTGCATTTGCGAAAGGCGCAGGCTTGATGGGAGAGGCTGGGCCTGAAGGTATTTTCCCTTTGCGCCGTGGTGCTGATGGGAAGTTGGGTGTTATTGCGAAAATGCCCAATCAGGGAGGAGGCGTCACCCAGAATTATTACATTACTATACAAAATGATGGTAGCAATGGTCAGATAGGGCCTGAAGCATTGAAAAAGGTTTATGAAATCAGTAAGCGAGGTGCTCAGGACTATATTATGAGCCAGCGTCGTGATGGTGGAGCTATGTAGATGGAAATATTTAAGTGGAAGGTTAAACCTGATATGAAAAAGGAGTTTGAGCCTCGAGTAAAATCAGTGAAGTTTGGTGACGGCTATGAACAGCGTCGCCCTGATGGTATTAATAATAATCTAAAAAAATATAATGTAACGCTGATCTATATAAATAGTGAAAGCTTGCAGATTGAATCATTTTTAGAAAAACATGCTGGTGTTACTGCATTTTTATGGAAGCCACCTCATCAATCAGAATTAATTAAGGTACTATGTCGAAAATGGTCGTCTTCAGTAGGGATGATTAGAACTGAAATAACGGCTGAATTTGAGCTGGTTTTATTGTGATGAGGGTATTAGTGTGAAAAGAATAATCTCAATAATTTTTATATTTTTTAGTGTTAATGTACAAGCAATTGAGAAAAATATATCAGCCCCGTTTGGATTAAGTTGGGGGATGACGTATGAAGAAGTGTTAAATAAAACTGGTAATATAAAATTAATTGGAAGCAAAAAAAATAGAATAAAAGAATATTTAATTAATAGTGATTCTAAATTAATAGATGGTCTTGAACGATATGATGTTGGAATTGATGATAAATATGGATTAGTTAATGTTGGAACATTAATTTCTATAAGTGATTACGAGAATACTGATAATGTTGTGGAAAAATATAATATATTAAAACAAGCATTGTCTTCTAAGTATGGTGAGCAGTATTCTGAAGAGTATTTATGGAAAAATAGAACAAAAGGAAAATTAACCTTACCTGAATGCTTAAGTAATGAATTTTGTGGTAAATATATTTCCATATTTCAAGGTGATGATTCAAGTAGAGTTATATTAATGATGGGGGCGTCTTCTAGTAAAGAAGATGTAATTATATCGTTATTTTATAAATCTGGTTTTATTGCAAAAATAAAACAAGAAGAAAAAGAACAGCAAGAAAAAGTTATAAAAGAAAAAGCAAAAGGTTTATCTGATTCTTTATAATATTTTTGTTTAGAATATCAACCACCTTCGGGTGGTTTTTTATTGGAGCTAATATGCAACATATTCCTCCTGAAATGCGAATTAGTGTTACCGAACTCTCCTCCACTGATGCTTTGCTTGAGCTTTACGAATTTGATTTAACAAAAATAGGCGGTATTCGGTACCGCTTTTTTGATGGACTCAATCAGCGTAAAGAGCCGTTAATCTGGCAAGGAAACACCTATGAACCTTATCCCGTGAAAGGCGAAGGATTTACCTTTAATGGCAAAGGGCCCTCAGGGCGACCCACTATTACATTGTCGAATTTATTTGGGCTGATTACAGGGATTGCCAGTCAGCTAGATAGTGCAATTGGTGGGCTGGTGGTGCGTCGTATTGTCAGTACCCAATTTTTAGATGCAATAAATTTTCCTCATGGCAATCCTAATGCCGACCCGTCTCAAGAAATTGTGACACGCTGGATCATCGAACAGATGACCAGTTTAAATTCAGTGACTGCTACCTTTATGTTGGCGACACCCAGTGAAACTGACGGATTGATGCTTCCTGGTCGCGTTATTTTGTCGGACATCTGCCCTTGGGGATATCGCTCTGAAGAGTGCGGATATAAAGGTGCTGCTGTTGCAGATGAATGGGGAAATCCAACTACCGATCCGTTAAAAGATAAATGCGGTAAGCGTCTGAGTGACTGTAAGTTACGAAAAAACGAATCCCGCATAGGCGCGTTTGTCTCCACGTCCCGCATTGGTAATAGTTAATTCCCTCCTAAGGTGTTTCTTATGATTGAACAAGCAATTTTGGCGCAGGCAAAAGAGCAAGCGCCCTTGGAGGCGTGTGGCTTATTGATAAGTACCGCACAGGGTGAACAGTATTTACCTTGTGTTAATCAGCATGCCGATCCGAAAAACCACTTCACGATTTCTTTTGATGATTTTATTCGCGCCGAACAGCAGGGCGAGGTAATTGCGGTTGTGCACAGTCATCCTGAAGGCCAACAGTACCTCAGCACATTAGATAGACAACTGCAGGTGAACAGCGCGTTGCCGTGGTGGGTGGTCTGTGATGAAAAAATTCACTGCTATCAACCAGTACCTCATCTGTTAGGTCGCCAATTTATTCATGGCTCAACAGACTGTTATGGGTTGTTTCGAGATGCTTACCATTTAGCAGGACATGACCTGCCTGATTTTGAGCGACATGATAATTGGTGGCGTCAAGGCAAAGAATTGTATCTCGATAATATGGTGAGCAGTGGCTTTCGGCAGGTAAAAAAAGAAGCCCAGCCGGGCGATATTATTTTGTGTTGCTATGCCAGCTCTCGTGCTAATCACGCGGGGATCTATTTAGGCAATCAAACTATTTTGCATCACATACCTAATCAACTCAGTAAACGCGAGGAGTATAACGAACGATGGCAACGAATGACGCACTCAATTTGGCGTTACCGCGATTGGCAACCTTCCGACTTTACGGGAATTTGCAACGATTTGGACGTCGCTTTGATTTAAATGTGAATACTGCCTCTGAAGGGCTTCACGCGCTATTTATTCAAATCCCAGCCTTACGTTTAGCGATTTGGGATGGTTGGTATCAAGTACGCATTGCCGGTACCGATATTTCTCCGCAAGAAGTTCACCAAAAATTCAATGAAACCTTACCGGATAACGCGGTCGTCCATATTGTGCCGAAATTATCAGGCGCTAAAAACGTCGGCGTTTTTCAGTTTGTTGCGGGTGCAGCCTTATTTTCATTGGGATGGTGGGGACCTGCGTGGATCTCTGCAACCGTTGCTACGTCTTTGATGGCAGGTGGTGCAGCTATGATGATTGGTGGTGTCGCTCAAATGCTGATCCCCGCGCCTAAACCCCCTAACTTATCTCGTGGTGATGAAGAAAAAGGTAATACCTATTTTAGTAATTTGGATAACGCGGTTGCACAAGGGATGCCGGTGCCCATTGCGTATGGCGAAATTATGTGTGGTTCACGCGTCATTTCACAATCCGTTGAAATTATGGATGACAGTGACGGCGAAGATATCGATGCCGGCAAACACGGTGGATAAGAGGAGTTCGTATCATGGGTAAAGGTGGTGGCGGTCAAAGAACACCGTATGAGGCACCAAACGATTTAATATCACGTCAAAAAGCTTCATTAATCGATTTAATCAGTGAGGGACCGATTGAAGGTCCTATTCATATTCAAAGCTCTATGGATGATTTAGGGTGTATTTACTTGGATGATACGCCTGTGATAGACGGCTCTGGCAATAGCACGATTAATGGGATGTATGCACAATGGCGGGCAGGGACATTAGAGCAACCGGCAATGAGTGGCTTTACCGCGTCTGCGAATGAAGTGCCGGTGGGGATTGAGGTTAAATATAATTCCCCTGTCACTCGTACTATCACCTCGCCCAATATTGACCGTTTACGTCTAACCTTTGGTACACAAGCTCTGGTTGAAACCAAAGATAATGGTGATCGCGTACCGACTTCTGTTCAATTGCAAATCCAAATTCAGCGCAATGGGGCGTGGATAACCGAGAAAAACGTCACGATTAATGGCAAGCGCTCTAACTCACCTTATTTAATGGCGGTTGTGTTGGATGATTTACCGCCCGTTCCGTTCAGTGTACGCATGATCCGCATCACTCAAGACAGCACTTCGGACAAAATTCAAAATAATACCGTTTGGTCGAGCTATTCTGGGCTGGTCGATATCTCACAAACCTATCCGGGTTCTGCCGTGGCGGGATTAATGTTTGATAGTGAGCAGTTTGGTAATAAATTTCCGCGCCGTAATTATTTAATTAAAGGGCGTATTATTCAGGTGCCGAGTAATTATGATCCAGATAAACGGATTTATTCGGGAATTTGGGATGGCACCTTTAAACCGGCATTTACCAATAACCCGGCATGGATATTATGGGATTTATTAACCCATCCGCGTTATGGCATGGGGAAACGTCTTAATATTAGTGAAGTCGATAAATTCGCCCTATATGCAATCGGTCGTTATTGTGATGAACAGGTTGATGATGGGTTCGGTGGAAAAGAACCCCGTATGACGTGTAATGCTTACATTACGGATATGCGCAAAGCCTATGATGTGATGGGTGATATGTGTGCCATGATGCGCATTATGCCGGTTTGGAACGGACGAACATTAACCTTTATTCAAGATAGACCGTCTGATGTGGTGTGGCCCTATACCAACGCCAATGTGATAGATGGTAACTTTCAATATAGTTTTAGCGCATTAAAATCGCGTCATACCGCTGTCGAGGTTCGTTTTATTGATCCCGATAATGGCTGGAAAACCAGTGTTGAACTGGTTGAAGATGATGCCAGCATTGCCCGTTTTGGACGTAATGTGATGCGCGTCGATGCTTTTGGTTGTACTAGCCGAGGACAAGCCCATCGGCATGGTCTTTGGTTATTAACCACGGAAAAATTAGAGACACAGACGGTTGAGTTTACTGTCGGCAGTGAAGGCTTGCGTCATATGCCGGGGGATATTATCGAAATTGCCGATAACTATTACGCGGACAATCAAATCGGCGGGCGTCTGACACACATTGATTATACCTCTCAAACATTAACCTTAGATCGTAATATCGACACACCCAAAAGCGGTAAATCAAGCGTCACACTTATTAATGCTCAAGGTGAACCGCAATCGTATGAAGTGCTGAGTTACCCCGCATCTAACCAAATAAAGTTAGACAACTTACCGTTAGGGTTACGCGAGGGCGGAATTTGGACGTTAACGCTCCCGTCTTTACGTCGTCGATTATTTCGTGCTATCAGTTTGGCAGATAATGGTGATGGTCGTTTTACGGTTATTGCAGTGCAGCACACACCCGAAAAAGAGGCGATTGTTGATAAGGGGGCTAAGTTTGAACCAAAGCCCGATATGCCATTAGGTGGATTTATTCCACCGGTTGAAAACCTTTCTGTGGATATCGAATCGGATGCGAGTGCGTGGCAAGTGGAGGCGAGTTGGAACACGCCTTATTCCAGTCGAGGAGTCGATTTTTTATTAAAACTTACTACGGGCGATCGCATTGTCGGTACCGCTTCAACCACGGATACGATGTATCGTTTTGGTGGTTTGCCTCAAGGAAATTACGTTTTATCCGTTGTGCCTCAAAATGATCGGAAACAAAAAGGCGAGGTGGCCACAACCTCATTTGCGATTAATCCCCCCCTACCACCGAGTTATATTGAAGTGGAATCAGGTTATTTTAGCTTGGGTATTATTCCGCGTTCCGGTGGTCAAAATAGCCTACGGGCACAGTATGAGTTTTGGTTTTCAGAAAAGCAGATCACGGATATTCGCGAAGTGGAAAGTCGTGCTGAATATTTAGGTGTTAGTTCTATGTGGGTTATTCAAGGTAGAAACCTAAAAGCAGGGCATACCTATTATATTTATGTTCGTAGTGTGAATGCCGTTGGAAAATCAGTATTTGTTGAAGCGAAAGGCGAGCCAGATAGTAACACCAAAGAAATACTTGATGAACTAGACGGCCAATTTATGACAACTGAGGCAGGAAAGCAACTCAGTGAAAAATTAGATTGGAATGCTGAGACAGCGCTCATTCTTAGTAACGCTGATTCTCAATTATCACGCAGTTTGTTAGTGAAACACGGTCAATCACAAGCTGGAATCAAAGAGCTATGGCAAGTCCGTGCAACGGATAACGAAGCATGGGCACAGGAAGTTAAAGAAATTTACTCCGCTGTTGGTGACAACAAATCTGCAATTAAAGAGACTCAAACTTCAATTACCAAACTTGACGAGGCTTTTGGTCAGCGATTTACTGAAATCCGCACAGAAGTTGATAAGGCTCAAGCTGATATTATTGCAAACTCTACCGCCATCTCTAACACAAACAAAGCTTTTGCTGAAAACAAAACACAAGTTCAGGCACAGTTTGACGGGCAGCAGGGCATGATTAACCAGAAAATGCAGGCTGAATTTAGTCAATCTGGTGACGGTGTTGTTACTCATTCAATCAATATCACGATTGTTCATGACAAGGTTAAATATAACGCAGCAGGGCAAGTCATTAGTGCTCAAGTTAAGAATGGCAAACTTGAAAGTTTTATAGGCTACAACGCCAATAATTTTGCGTGGTACAACCCAAGTAACGGAAAAATGGAATTATTCATGTACGTTAAAAACGGCCAGATGTTTATGCGTGAGGCCTTTATTAACGAGGCATGGCTTAATTCCGTTGTTGTTACCGAATATATTAAATCAGGCGATTATGTTCCGGGAAAGAGTGGTTTTTTGATTGATGCTAAAACTAGCAATATTGAAATGAATAAAGGAACGTTCCGGGGTGAATTAGATATAGGAACAAATAAAACGGGTGCGCATACCGTTATCACCAATGAACGGATTGCGGTTTACGGTGCTCAAGGAGAAATTAGGATTGAAATAGGAAAAATAGAAGGGAGATAACCATGTATGGTGTTTATGTTAAACCAGATATAGGCAACGAATATTATTTAGATGCTGATGATAATCAGGTTATGGGGTATTTAGGTTCAGCAAAAATAGGGTGGTACAATAACCATTTCTACCCAATAAATGAAGGGTGGAATACAATGAAGCACAATATTCCTGAATATGAAAAGTACAATATTATTATTATCCCAAGAGTAGTATCTCGGACATACAAAATACCCGGTTCCTATTATTGGTTCTCATCAAATGTAACAGCGTATAATATATCCGATGATAATTTTAATTTTTATGTTGATGAAAGGCCAGCCGGATCGCGAGTAGATTCAGAAGATGACGAAAGAGACCCAGAATTCATGTTTGATTTTTATGGTTACCCAAAATCAAATAGTGAATCATACGGAATACGTCTACATGGAATGAATGGTATTAGTGAATTAACGCCCTCAATGCGAGGGTATTGTGTATTTGCCGACATCGTACAAATAAATGCAGGTAAAGATAATGGCTGGAGAATGCCATCAAATATTACTGATGAAATGAACCCCATTATTTTCGTGAGGCCGAAAAATTCAGGTGCTGTCTTCTCATATAATAAAGCTAGGGGGTTAGTTGTTAGTAGTTCATGTGAAATGTATGTCGTTATATTTTGTACTAACTTTACTTTAACTCCTCCAAAATATGGCATTGTAATTTATAACGATAAAAAAGAAATTACATTTTCATCTAACTACAAACCCATGAAGCTCGGAGAGACAACGCGATTTAGTAATCGAAATGGAGCTTCGTTTTCTAAACTCAAAAAACCAATGATTATTCCAGATGCACAATTCGTTAACTGGAGAATACAGGGAAGCAATAGAGATGATGTTATTTATATGCGAACAGGATTTGGTTTTAGAAATGACGGGAATAATGTCTATTGGGATGACATATACAGTATCAGATCAGAATATGGCGGGCCATGGGGGGCTGATGGCGGTAATGCGTTTAAAATAGAATTTGACATATACGGCATCGAACTCAGCGACTACTTCAATATTTAATTAACTCTTCGTTTATACATCTAGGAAAACATATTCATGATATACACAACAGGTACTGTTAATACAGTGTCAGGGTCTGCTATTGTCAAAGGCACTGGCACTAAATTTAAAAATAATAATCCAGCTATTAATATCGGAATGACTATTTTAATTAAATCGGGAACAACAAATATTCCGTATATGATTAAATCCGTTAATTCCGACACTGAATTAGTATTAGCACAACCGGCATTAGCCACAGCAACTAACACCACATTCTCAATTCATATTACTGAGCCCGACAATAATAGTGATGCAGCTAGAACCATGGTCGCTATTAATAGTTATGTCGAGTATTTTCTCGACTCGATGAATACGTGGATGACTGAAACAGGGCAGACAAAAATTGAGATGCCAAATGGTGAAGTCATCACACTCGATAGCATTAAGAAGATGCAGGTGGATATTAGTAATAAATTTGATAAAAAAGGTGGGGAGATATTAGGTTACACAGCTGTCGATGGATTAATTCAATCACTTCAAGGTAGATTGGGTGGGGTAAAGGATGGTTCTAGCATTAATTTAGAATGCGATGCGGATGGACCACGAATAACATCATTATATCCAAACTCTAGCTGGGGAATCCATAGACTCCCAACTTCTAGTGGCACCTTTATGCAAATCGGCGACTATGGAGTAGGGGGGAATACCATACATATAGATAATTCAGGTTTGAATAATCCACTAACGCCAACTGGTACATATCATCAAGGGGGAGGGCAAAATGACAATTGGTTTAGTACATATGGGACATTAATAAATTTAAAATATAATGATACAAATTCAACTAAAATTTTCTATAGTGGGGATAAAGGTATTCCAACTATTGCATCGAAACATGGCGAATCATTAGTTTGGAATGTTTTATGGGGAACTGGTAACACCACAACAGATCCACAAGGTTTCATCAAAAGAGCCTCCCCCATTATCAATATTAATTCTAACGGCACTTTCACAACTAACGACGAATCTGAGGGCGCAACTGTTACTCGAGTAGCAAAAGGCGAATATCTTATCGAAGGTGTGCTAGGTTTTAACGCTGATGCAGGATGGGGCGGTGTCGATGGTGGTATTGAAATTCCACTCGATGTTAATAAACAACCGTTGATATGGGTTAATTCTAAAGTTAACAAAGACGGCTCTATTCTTGTGAAAACTTATCACCGTACACATCCTAATGTGCCAGAATTTGCCTGTAATGATATTGATGGTTACAGCGACGGAGATCCGATCGATATCCCTTATGGCCGTTTTATTTCAGTTCGTGTACAGATGCCAGAGCAATCAATCTATAACGTAAGAATGCGTGAGATGGAAGAAGCGCAGGAAGCGGAGCGCATAGTTAAAGAAGAGGTAGAAGAGTAATGCTATGTTATATTTTAACTGAAAAGAAATTTTAACCATTTATAATAATTATATTAAATGGAATATTTTATAGGCGCTTTATATGGCAAAAAACAGAAGAGGTAGAAATTTCATGTCAAAAATGATAGCTAGATCAGTTCAGCTATCTAAGGCCGTTTCTGAAGTTCCTTCTGTAACCAAGGAAGAGCTTGAGATTATAAATTCAAAGCCAAGAAATAGAACCGAAGCTAAGCGACAGTTGGCTTTAAAATTAAGGTTACAGAAAAAAGGTTTTTTTGATGATAACTCACTAAAAAACATGGCAGAAAAAGCAAAATTATCCATTACAGTTTCTAATTCTCTTAGGTTTGATGAAGGTAAGGTTGATTCAATAGATACTAACAAAATCTCTGATTCTAATAAGCAATGGCGTGGCAAAACTGCAAATACAAAGTAATAAACAAGAATGAGTATTATGTATGTGGCTTCTGTGTGCTCCAATAATTAAGATGGGAGATAATCTACTTCATATAAAATGGTAATCCTTTATAAGGCACATTTACAAACATGCTGGTTGTTGACGTTCAACTTCTACGGGAATAACCAGCATATTGAGTTTAGTTTTATATTTTATTGAAATAAAACATGTAGCCGCAATTCGGACACAATAAGATTAGGTTTTTCTTAAGTTTATGTTTGTTTTGTTTGGCAACATAAGAACAACTTGGGCAGGTAACTTCTACTAGTGCGTCTTGAAACATTCTTATCACATTAAAAGCTTTCATATCTTTCACCCATTATAGGGATATCGTGATTCAGTGTACGTTACTTTGTACTAAAATGCTCAATTTTTGTTCTTTTATTTGTAGAGTTCAATGTTGATAACTGATTTCTATGACAATGACAGGCATATAGAGCCATTCTCATTTTTAGCATCCCTTATTGTGGGTTACATCTATCCGACAATAAGGAATTTAAATGATATATAAATATTATGCTTTTTTTAGCGACGATAGTTTTTCACACCATGCATCAAGCGTTTCACGTTTTTCTCTTAAATAATCATACCTGTCATAATGTTTCTGAGAAACGCCGGGTCTTTTATGGTTTTGTACCATATCCCTTAACTCAGAACTAATCCCCATCTCTCCAGCCAATGTTTTAAATGTTCTTCTCACATCTCTAGGTGTAAATTTCTCAAACTCATTTCTCTTACAAAATTTATTTAATTGTTTAGCGTATTCAGATGTTAATAGATGTCCTTCTTTCGTTTCAGCAGGGAAAAGATAATTAGATGTTGGATACAATAGCTCTTGGATATTAAGAATATCAATAGCAGGCTGAACCAAAGGGATCACATGATAATCGCCTGTTTTTGAAATGTGAGGTGGAACCGTTAATGTATTGTTCTTTTTATCCCAATTGTCGCGAGTATTAGCCAGAATTTCCCATGGTCTTTGTCCTGCAGAATAAACGCAAAATAGAAATAGACGCGCATAATCTGAGTTAATAGGGCATTCGATGGTGGGTTTATTGAATAGCTCTAATAATAGCTTCAACTCATCCCATGATAAAAATCTATCTAACGCTTTATCTGCACCTTTTTGTCTAGGAACCACAGTGACAGGATTTCGTTCCAATCCATAAATAACACGCTCATTTATTTTTGCTGGATCATTATCGGCAAACAGACCGAAGTTGAATACCGCATGTAGGTTTGCTCTTACTTTGTTCGAACCAGCTAAAGCACCTCGGGAGATAAACTCAGAAAGTATTCTTTTTATATGATCTGGAGTAACATCTTTTGCAGGCATAGAGGCATCAATATGCTTACTACCTAGAACCTGATTTAGTCTATTTTGGGTTTTATCATATGAACGCTTGCCTTGTCGCTTCTGATCTTCAATGTAATCATCAAAAAGCTGTTTTACTGTGGCGTGTTCATATTTAATTTTTTCAGGGGATGATGATTCGGTAGCAGCTGCTACGGATTTTACTGCAGCATCTGCCAGTGATAAATTAGGGTAATCACCAAGCGATATAAATTTCTCCTTTCCATCTTTGAAATAGCGATAGATGAAAACTTTTCTTCCAGATGGATATGTTTTTACACCAAGGCGTCCAGTGCCTCTAGTCGCTGATGCTTGCCAAGTATAATACGCAGATTTCTTTGGTTTCAGTCCTCGTATTTTACTATCAGTCAGTAATACGCTAGCCATAACTAATTTCCATTTACGGGTTGTTTGCGGGTCAAGTAACGGGTCAAGTAACGTAGAAATGATATGAAACTAGCTGAAATCATGCAAGGTATATAAATCCTTATAAATCAAAAAGATGAAATCTTGTGAAATTATATAAAACTCAATGAAATCAGTATGTAACGCCCTTCTAAGCCGTAGGTCACAGGTTCGAATCCTGTAGGGCGTACCATTTCAAATTAAGTAGTTACATTCATTTCAAATTTACTATTTTTCTATCGTGAGACTAATTTGGGACGCAAGTGCCAAAAACAGAGTCAATTTTGCGTGCATATTCAGTTAGGAATGAATAAATCATCTTATAAATACTTGCAGATTTTCTCAGTAATCTTTCCACGAAACTTTTTCGCCAGCTTTACTTCTTTAACTCTCTCTACTTGTTTTTGTGTTATTACTTCAAATTGAACTCCTCCATGCATTTAAAAATTACTTCTAATGCTTCTATATTGGTGTATGGAATATCGGTATACGAGTAAAGAAAGCTAAAGGATGAACTTGAAAATAATATCATTAATGTTCGGGATAATATAATTAAGTAACTAATCTAAAAAATAGCTTAAAAAAGCCAAATATCTAGCAATAGTTTATTTTTTTATTTTGCCGATTTTAATTTTGCTAAAGGTGATTTAAAAAATAATAGTTAAATGTTTTCTAGATTTATAGGTGAATAGTTTTTATAATATATATTAAATATACAGATTTAATGCAAATAATATAAATGGAATAAAATATGCCTTTACCTAACCGATTAAAACCAAGAAAAGTCAGTAAAGCTAAACTCAATGAATTGATCGATTTACTACTTAAGATAACTATTAAAATCGACAATGGTGCAGCTGAAAATGATCCTGAACTTCAAATCATGATGATAAATTGGAACGCACAAGTAGTAACACCTTGTGAGTTTTCAGATTTTCGTGACTACAACTCATGGACAAGTGCAAAAGAGTTTACAAAAATAGCTTTTAACAAGGTGAAGTATTTAGATGACCTGACTTATGAAGAGTTAATTAATATTGTTGATTTCATCTGTTTGGCTGAAGGCAGTGAATCTGAACAATCTTATGCAATGAATTTACTCAAGATAAACTTTAAAGCCTTTTCTTCTGATCTTATTTATTGGCCTGATGAGTATTTTAATCTTGAAGAAGTTGATGATTTATCATCAGAAGAAATAGTGGCTTATTTGATGGAGGGATCTAATCGAAAATTATCTAATGCTCCAGAAATTAAATTAAAATATTCAATCGTTAAGGGGATTAACAATTGATTCTTTATTTTAACAATAAATCAAGCGATTGATTTTATAAATAGATGATGTTTTATTTAAATAAAGCAAGATGAAAAATTGCGGTATATTTTAACTAGATATAGTTAAAATACTAAATCAGATAGCGCTAAACAATATCACTAAACAACATCACTGTATTTTTATCTAAGATTGCGGCGCTTCTTATTTCTTAATACAAAAATCTCATTTGATGATAAAGCTGTTTCAGTCCAAGCATTTAGCATTGGTGACATTATTTCAGGTGTAACTAACAAGCTTTGTGGCGATATTCCTAATATTAAAGCAATAGCAATAAGCTGATCGACGGTTATTTTTATATGTCCATTTTCTAAACGTGAATAGTGTTGTTGACTGATACCAAGCCTTCTCCCCATCTCGATACCTGTTATTTTCAATTGCTTTCTTTTCTGTTTAATTCGCTGACCTACAACAATATTAATTGAACTCATATCAACCCCTCTTTTTAAAAGAGATTACCGTAAAAATACTTAAAGATCGATATTAGCGATCAAAAATAGATTATTGATAGTTATTATCTATCGGTTTTTATTTATTAAAAGATTTAAACCGTTTTACCTAAATCAAATAATTAGGTAGATTACATTAGTTTTTAGCAGTATTTTTGTTTGTTAATGACGAAATAGGAGTGTTAATTAAGAATAATATGAGTTAATTGAAGATTGGTAAGAATGGAAGGCTCCATTTTGAAGAGCCTGTTTGAAGTATTAGATGAAAATAAGTTAGTGTTATTCAAATAGTTATTTGGTTAATCTATTAGGTATTCGGATTTTTATCATAAAATAGTATTTTCTTTATCCCAGTTTTCCACCCAATCAATTAATTCCTCCAACTGATTTTCAGAAAACACCTTTATATCATGTTGACGTAATAAGGCTGTTGCAACACCTTCACCTTGTTTTATCACACCTGAAAAGTTGCCATCATAGATATATTGGCTACCACAGGTTGGGCTTTTATCGGTTAATAGGGCAACAATACAGTTGGAATCTAAGGCTGCACGTAGAGCAAGCCATGCTGCAAGTTGGTAATGTGCAGTTACATCGTTACCTGAACTTTCAATCACTTTTGCACTATTTTGCATAACTTGATCACCATTAGATCCTGATATTTCAGCCGAGGCTCTAGGTGTTGGTAATCCTGCTGCAAGTTCTGGGCAATGGATCAC